ATCTCTTTAGCCATTTGTCTAATTCCTTTAGACAACATATCATAAGAGTAGACAACTTTCCCATTTGAGTCTTTTACTTCGTCTACTGTCTTTTTGACACCAGCAAAAGCATCTTCATAATCAATGGCAGCCTTAAGAGCATATCCAGCGCCAGCAACAATTGGTGCAGTTACTCCTTTTGTAAAAGCAGCGCCAACACCAGATACAGAATCGCCAAATGACTTCATTTTTTTCCCAGCTTGCTCCGCAGCGTTACCGAAACGAGTAAAAACACTTGTTTCAGCACCTAAAGCTTTGAGTCTATTTTGCAACTCTGAAACTTTAGCAGATGTTTCCATCATCGCCGACTTAGCATTGATAAGCTTTTGTTTTTGGCTTGCTGTCGCCTTGTTGACATCGCCAATATTTTCTTTTAACTCATTATATTTTTGAGATTGTTTTTTTAGTAATTCTTGATAACTTTTTAATGCACCGCCAGTTTCTGTGTAGATAGCTTTTAAACCTTTAACTCTACTACCATGACCATTAAAACTATTTTCTACAGCCTTTAGAGAGTTATCTAAGGTCTTCATATAAGTTTTTAAATTTCTTGTATTAGACATAAAAGGTGATATGTCTAGTGTAGCAGTCGCTACTAAATCACCTATATTCCCCATTAATTCTCCTTTCTAGCCGAAAAGGAATGGGAACGCTTTGTCTAAAGTTGTTTCAACCACTTCTTCTTTTTCAGCAAAATCAGTTTCTAGCGCTTTTACCATCAACTCTATGTCTGATAAGCGCATTTTTTTAATATCTAAAATGGTATACCCATTTTTTAGTAAACTTTGAATCCACAAGAGCAGGTTGTCTTTAGCTTCTTGAGGCGTTATTGTTCCTTTTTTTCGTCTTCCTCTTTCTCTCCGCCTAAAGCATCAACAAAAAGCTCGGTTAATTTGTCCAAAACAGACACATTAGACTGTTTCAAATCGTCAACATTGAATTGATTTCCGTACATTTCTACAAACATCTGTAAATATGATTCGTTTAATTTGCGATGTTCTTTATCGTCTAACCGGCGCTTATCATCACTAAAGATAGCGCTCTGTCTAACTTGATGCTCAACCGCCAACATATTATCTTCGACATTGACAAAATCTTTTGAAAAAGTCTTATCTATGCCGCCTTTTTTAAGTGTAATTTCGTACATTATTGCTCCTTATCAAAAAATAAAGGCTGGATTTAAAATCCAACCTTGCGTGCTACATTGCGCTGCGATTATCTGATGATGATACCCCTGGAACAGAATTTACTGATGAACTTTCTAATCCTGTCACTCCGTCAAATACAAGTTTTTTGAATGCTTCTATAGTGAATCCATTCACTCCTTCACGTCCGATGACAACTACATCACCTTCAGTTCCACGAGCTACAAAGTTACCTGTTACTTTGTCTGGTTCTGGGTTAGGAGCACCTTCTTTTGTTTTGGTATCCATGCCTGGAATGTTAAATTTACCTTTTAACAAACCAACCCAAATAGCTTTCCCGTTTTCATCACTTGTTCTAAACATGCAAGCGACGTTGTTAGGTGTGAGCGATTTGTTGTATTTTTCAATACCATTTTCTGTTTTAATTCCGAAGAAATCCTTGCGCGCTTCGGAAGTCAAGTCAAGGACTTCGATTTCCAATTTTGTTTCTGTGATACCACCAGATAAAACAACATATGGTCCATCATCAGCCATGACAGTTACAAGCTCGTTTGTAATATCAAGTTTAGCTGCTTTCATTCCGGGTAGTGATTTAATAGCTGTTTTCGCTTCACCTGACACTTTATCTTCGTCATCAAGCACGGCATACTGGAAGTCACGTAGTCCAAATTTTACTTTTCCCATTTAATTCCTCTTTTCTTAATAAAAATCAAAATAGCGGTACTTCCTTACATTCATTAGTAAATCAATATCGCTATCTTTATATCTTGGTCTTTCGTTTGCGGTATATCTTTCAAAACCGCCATTTTTTAAAATCTTATCTATACAGTTGGCAATTTGGTCAGATTGAGAAGCAGTTTTACACCAAAAATTGATTGTAATACGCTGTTCATTACTGATCATGTCATCATCTGCATATAAAGACGGACCATCATACGTTGTGTTTATACGCATAAATGGCGCTAGTTCTACTTTTCTTAAATCAACAGGATTGTCAGGAATATCATATGTAAAGATCCCCTGTTCAAATCCGTTTTTAAAAGGACCACCTCTAAGCTTATCCAACAGCTCATTTAGCGTCCTATCGTTTTTTAACAATTTGTAAGCAGTTGTTTCAGCTATCAAAGCCCTAGTCCCTCCTTGATTTTTTTAGCATAAATTTCTTTTGCTCTAGGGGTCATTTCGTTGATGGTTTTTTCTTTAAAGTCTTGACCTTTTTGGTAAATCGTCCCATTGTTTGGATAATGAGCACGCCAGCCCGTTTTTCGTCCATATCCAATTTTTTTTGACGTTATACCTACATTAGCACCTTTGAATCCACTAATTGCAGTATCATATTTGAGTTTTGTGTCATGCACAGAATAATCGACTGGCGTATTCTTAGTAAGTGCTTTTTCAAATTCTTCAGCAACCTGTGTTACCGCTTCTTTGGCAATTTTGGGCGATTTTACTTCTAACTTAGTAATATTAGCCAAAATTTCATCAAGCCCTTTTGTCATGATATGCTAACCCCACTCAATATTATCATTTCCTTGCCGGATTCATCAAATTCAATTTTATCTATTTTGTAGATATGTTTGTTATGCTCAATAAACATCGTATTATCAATAGACAACTTAGGATTGTATCTAATTAAAAATACTTTTGTATCTTTATTTGTTGGGAGATTGCTAGCATTCTGATATCTTGATTGATAATTAAAATCTCTCAATTGAGTTTTAGACACCTCTGCCCAGCAGGTATACAAGTCTTTCCTGATAGCAGATACAACTTCACCATCTTCATTCTGACCACCAGTTTGGCTAAAAATGGCTATTCTAACATTCATTTTCCGTGTAATCACGCCCCATCACCCCTCAATCTCAATTGATGGATAATGTTCAAAACACCGTTGGCAAGCGGATAACGATTAGTATCCGCCGATAACCCACGATGATCATACTCTTCCTTTACCTGTTTTTTAACCGCTAAGGAAAACTTAGCGTAGTTTTTAAACATTTCTGGAGTAGAGCCTTCTTCTATTGCAAAACATATTTGTTCTTGTGCTGATGCAATCATTTCCTCAATAATGTCATCTTCAAAATCAAAATCTATCTTACAATAGAGTTTCACACTATCTAGCAGCTCTTTAGATACAGTCATAACTATACCTCTTCAACGCCAGCCAGTTTTAACAAGTCTGCTTTTAGCGTCTTACCGCTAAAGTCAATATTTTGGCTTGTTAGATATTTTTTAATATCTTCAATGGTGCTGTCTTTGGTTGGTTTACCAACAACTGTAGCACTGCTTACTTCTGGTTGCGCCACTCCCTGAGTGGCCTTATGAGGGCAATTGTTCTGGTTTGAATGTCACATAGTAGCCAGCTTTGTCATCAACTTTTGAAACGCCAAAGCGAAGAACTGCTTGCAAGTATTGACCGTAGATTTCGTTATCTGCCCAACGAAGACCGAGGTCTTTACGGTCAGCGAATAATACACCACGTTTGAAGTCACCAACGAATGCTGTATCTTTACCTAAGACATCATCAGCCAGCACAAAAACTGGTTTACCTAAGAACACTTTCCCAGAAACAGAAGTGATTGAATCTTGAAGTAGGTAACGACCATTCTTATCCTTTAGTGTATCCATTGTTTGATAAAAGCTTTGAGATACAATAAATGACACATTGTAAGCAGGATCTAAATCAACATTAAGAAGTTTTTTGATTTCATCAAGAGTTTTTACAGTTTTCTTTTCAAAGTCTTTCAAGACAGTAGCAATTGCATCATTAGTTGTATTAACTTTCATTTGACCGATTGTTTCGGCGACAATACTAACCAAGTCTACGTCTGCATCGTCAATTGATTCTTGAGATAGCGGTATTGCTCCACGGTAAGTTCTAACTTTCCATTCGACATCCTTGAAGGTTGGCTTAGCTAGTTTTGGATTTTTTTCCAATTCTTCAACGCTTACCATTTTATCTGTAGCACGTTGTAAAACAGGCCATTTACCTGACGCTTTCTTAGCTGGGTGAATGCTAGTGAATTGTTTCAAATCAACAACGGTTTTAACTTCACGAGCTGGTGTATATAAGATTTCTTCACTAGAAACAGGTTTCACATCTGCTTTTTTAACACCATCAGCTGTAGGATTAACAGCCTCATTAATAGGCATAAGCACCTCATCTTTACCTTCAAAACGTAAAGAATCGTTTACAATTTTACCTTTCGAACGAATGAAATCATTCACACTTTCGCGATATGTTTTTTCCTCTTGTGTCACTTCTTTTCCTCCAATATTTTCAGCACCACCAGCTTCAACGCTAGACTCATATAATTTCAAGTCATTTTCTGATTCAACTAATTTCGCTTTAGCTTCTTCAACTTCTGCTTTAACAGAACGAGCCGTTTCTAAGTCATCTGATTCTAAAGCAGCTTTAACTTCTGCGGTTTTAGCAGTGATCACTTTGTTTAATTCAGTAATATCCGCTTTAATTTCTTTAATTTTTTCTTCGAACATAAATTCCTCCAATAAAAAAGAGCTTATAGCCCTTGTAAAATTTCTTCTTTTTCGATTTCTAGCAACATGTTATTAATCTCTTGCTTACGTTTGCTTCTGCTTGCGTAATAGTCATCAATAACCGCTTGTGGTAACATTTGATTGTCAATACTTGCTACAGCTTCAAACGACATCACTTCATCTGCGAACCCGTTCTCCACAGCGTCTTGCGCCGACATAAAAGTTTCATTACGCATTAATTGCATGATTTCATCTTCTGATTTACCTGTTTTTGCAACATAAGCATTAACAATAGCTTTATCACTTGATTTAAGAGCACTAGAAGCTTTGTCTAGATCATCACTATTGCCAGAAACCCAATTAAACAAAGCTTTATGTACCATCATTTGAGCTGTTGGGCTCATAACAACTTTATCAGCCCCCATCACCGCAACAGACGCAGCACTCGCAGCCATTCCTGTGATTTCTGCGGTTACTTTTCCTTTATAACTTCGCAGAGCGGTATATATTTCGCTACCAACTGTCACAAGACCACCGTTTGAATTAACTTCCAAGATAATG